TTAGAAGCGTCTGCTGCTGGGAATACAACAGTGAAGTCACCGCTAGTAGAAGTAACAGTAGTACCAAAGTCAAATACTGCAATAGCAGCGTTGCCTTGAGATGCGTTATAAATGATAGCACCGTCTGCAGAGATAGTCAAGTTAGCGAACACTTCGTCAGCGAAGTCTACGATAGCTGTACTACCCGATAGAGTAATGGTAGCAGAGTCTAGCTCTTGACCACCAGCAGTGTAGTTAGTACCTACTGCTTCATCTGTATTACCAGTGATGTCAGAATAATTAGTAGTGCCAGAACCATAAGTACCAGCAGGAGAAGCCTTGATAAGAGCCACTTTGAGTGTATCTGTATCCAGATCGTGAACACCCCCAAGAAGCTCTTGCTTGAAGCTGTTGCACATTGCAGTTGTAATAGCCATCTTGAGATGTCCCTTTTATGTGTGAAGAAAGCACAAAGGGGCCAGCATGTAGCCAGCCCCAATGTTAAGCCTATTAGGCAGCGTTGTAGTTAGCAACAATAAGAGCCTCTGGACGCAGGATCTTGCGACCATAGAGGTGCATACCACGAACGATGTCAGCAAAGCTGTCTGGGTCACGGTAGTTCTCTACTTTGTTGATTTGCTCAGCAGAAGCAACAGCCTCGTCCTGACCAGCAACAACTACACCGTAGTTAGTAGACTGTGCAGTTGTACCGTTAGTACCAGCACCTGTACCCAAGTAAGGCAGGTTGTTGGATACGTAGATACGGAAGCCGTGCAGGTTGTTGAGAACCAAACCGTTCATCAAGCCTGAGCCACCGAAGTCTGCGTTCAGTACACGAGAGTCTTCGTCTTTCAGCATCTCAACAAAGATTGGATCAACAACCATCCAGCGACCACGTGCGTCAACGTTTTGTACGTCAAGCTTACGAGCCATACGTGCAACCACAGTCAAAGGAGAAACAGTTGTCGCAGACAGTGCTGTTGCACCTGGGAGGCGTGGAGCGAGTGGGATGGAGTCACCTGCAGTAGCTGAACCAGAGATGGTCAAGTTACCGAAGTCAGTTGCGTCCAGTTTGTTGGTTGCCAACAGTTCGTCAGTACCAGCACCAGTATTGGCTTTATCGCCAGAAGCTGTTGTGTTTACGGCCCAAGAGCCTGCACCACCAGCGTAACCAGACAAGTAACCCAAGCATTCTTCATCCATGGCGTCTGCCATTTTGTAGGCTGCACGGTTGGCTGCCAATGAGGTGAAGTCTACGTGAGAGAACTGCTCTTCAATGTCATCCATTTTGAAAGCAAAGTAGTTAGCTTTATCAATAGTCAAAGAGAAGTCTGTGTCATCAAGTTTCTCTACGGAGATACCTGTGTGACGCTGCAGAGCGTTGACGGTTACGTCTGGCTCTTTTTGGATGCGAACTGTGTCGCCTTGGTTTGCAATCTCACCAAAGTAAGAGTTGTTGGTGATTGCGTTAGTTACAGCACTTTTACGCAGAGCGATTTGTGCCTGTTTGGAGTAGATAATCGGGGAGAAGTTCCCGTTAAATCCACCACCAGCGGTTCCGATAGCCATAATAATTCTCCTTATAGATATGGCGTGAGAGATATACACTACATATCCACTAAAGAGGCTCGTCTTAGTAGGGTAGTCAGCTATGCTCTAAGGATGGCCGTCCGTTGAGCGCTGGGCCTATAATCTGAGGTAGTTCTTTGATGTGGCTTTAGTGCTTAGTGAAAAGCATGTACAGGCAGTTTATGCCTGACACTGTACATGCCTATAGTTTTATCTATGATTGAATAAGTGTCAAGTTATTTCTTAGACATATCATAAATAAATTTACCAGAGCGCTGAGCTTCAAAGATCTCATCATTGCGCTTCTCGTATTCTTTAAGGCTCATCTTAGCTACTTGTGATTCACTGAGATACCTTGAGGAGTCATCTGCATCCAATGCAGTACGACCTTTAGCTTTAACTGAGGATGCAGCCGCTTTGTCTGAGCTAGAGCTACTCTTAGTCTTGATACCTTTATCTGACTTATACAGATCAATAACACGTGCTACAGACTTAGCGTCTTCACTGTTCTCATATAGTGCATCCTGTACAACCTTAGGCTGCTTCTCTGCCCATGTATGAAACGCATCATCAGCACGAATCTCTTGAAAGTCAGGGTGCATAGAGAGTAACTCAGCTTCAGCCTTATCTCGTTTAGCAGACGCACGTAATGCTTCAATCTCTTTAAGACGCCCATCAAGATCAGCAGAGCGTTCATTAGCTTTCTTATCAGCAATAGCCTCTACGATACCTGCAACGTCTGGGTACTTCTTAGCCCATGCTTCTACTTCGTCTTCTGACTTAGGTAGTACAAGTTCATTCTTTGTAGCTGCATCAAGTTGTGACTTAAGCTTATCAAGCTGTGCTTGAAACTCTTTCTCTTTCTCTTGAGTGTGTCGCCGTAGATCACCGTAACGCTTCTTAAAGTTCTTCTCTTCTGCACTTAGATCTTCTTCTTGTGCTTCAGCTTGTGATTCTTCTTCTTGTTCGGTAACACTCTCTGCCTGAACTGTGCGCTCGACAAGCTCTTCGCTACGGGATTCCTCTTCAGCAGTTTCTTCTTCTGTTTCATCTGTCTGAATCCCTGCTTGTTTAAACAGAGCTTTTAGTTCCTCTTCATCACGTTGTACACGAGATATGTTACGATTATGGGACGCTGAGTCCGTCTGGATGGCTTCTGACATTTTCTTTCCTTATGTTGGGGCCAGCATTATTGCTGGGTAGCCTTATAGTTATTTGGTATTTAGTTATTCTCTAGTCAAAGTAGCCAGATTTACTTCCTGCTGTGCTACCCTTCTTAGTTTGTGCGCCAAGACCTGCAGCTTTGTTTTTTTCTTTAGTAGCTACTGCTTTTTCCTTTTGTTTAGCAGCTGCTTTCATCATGGCTTCATGTGCGTTATTACCACTGTCATTACCCCCGCCGCCGTTTTGTTTAGGTGTAGGTGTAGGAGCAACTACGTCATTACCTTTGCTATTTGCAATACCTGGCTTAAGAACCTTACCTGTTTTAGTATCAACGAGTACACCGTTTACATACTCCATACCGTCATCTGGTGTTAGTAGATTTGCTAATCCCTCAGTGAAGCTATTACGTGCTTTTCCGTCTTCATCAAGACCACTCAAGCGGTTATGAATAGATACCCACTTTTCACGTTCTGCACCTCTTACGTTAGGGTCTTCTAGTCTAGCAGTAGCACCCTCAAGCATCTTTTTGTTTTGATGACGCTTTGCAACAGCCATAAAGCCAGCTACAATAGGACCACCTAATACTGTGGCTAGTCCAGAGAAGCCCTTAGCTAACATGCTATTGCTTTGCTCCATTGTTTTTTCATACTGTTCAATACCTACGTCAGGGCTAGTCCAATCAATAGACTCACGTTCTTGAGCTTCACGCATCATATCTTCATGAGCAGTATTGTTATTGTCATCTGGTGCAGTTACTACACCCAGTCCTTCAGGTACGGCAGGTGCAGCAGGGGTAGTAGGTGCAGCTGCCTTAGCTGTATAACCTTCTGGAATAACAGACTGTGCTACACCATTAATAAACTGAATATACGTTATTTCTCCGTTAGGGCCAACGTACTCTTTCATCTCAATACCACTAAGATTAGATACTGGCATAGGTACGCCAGATGTGTCGCTAGTAATACCTGTAGCGGTTGTCATATCCGTTACAGCTGCAGGGAGTGTTAAACCGCCATCAGCATAACCACGCATATAACCACCCATGTTCATCATAGGTTGCTCTTCTGTTTCATCATCGACAATCTGTAGCTCTGAGATGTCAAAGGGAAGCTCGTCTTCAGCCATCTCCATACCGATAGGCTCACCACCGATGCGTCCATTAGCTTCCATATCAGCAAAGCCTCGCTTGGCTTCATTACGGATGTCCTCAAAGAACTTAACGCCAAAGAAGCGTACCACATCAGCAGGTACAACATACTCACCTTCACTCAGTTGAGCAGGGATGTCATCACGTACTTCTTCTGGCATAGAGCCAATAGGTACTTCATTGCCTGACACAGGGTCTACGTCTTCTGCTAGACCACCTATTGCAAAGGCTCTTACTGTTTGATCGTCTTCACCCTGCATCATCTCTGCGTATTGATAATCGTCCATTACAACCCCACCCTTTGAGTAGCCTTTATTAAGTTCATCAAGTGTAGGGAGATCCTTGACACCTGCAGCTTCGTTTATAGCATTAACCTCTTCACGAGATAAAACACGATTTACTTTCATTTCACCGCCAATAAGCCATTCACCCGTCATGTTGGGGTTAGTCTTATAACGGTAATGCCCCATGCTAGGCATCTCATCATTTATGTCTGCTGTACGTACATCTGGTGTACCGTCTTTTTTTATTCTCGCCTTAGAGTTAGCTATTGTTTGCCAATCTACGTCTGCAGGCATTTCTACTTCTGCCCATACCTGATCTTCTCCACGATACTTTACAGACTTACCATTTATTTTAGTTTCTGGCCCGATATGTGTGGCTATAGGAACATCACCAGCGTGCCATCCTGGCCTAGCAGCAACAGCTTTTACCGACTTAGCTTTTGATCCTTTAGGTAAAAAACCAGCCTCTATAAGTCTCTCACGAGTCTCTTGATCTGGTATCTTTATAGAATCACCCGTGCCCTTTTTGCCTGCTGTTCCTCTAGATGGTACATATTGCTTACCATTTTCTGCAGTAAATCTATAATCGGGAAAAGTAGCATCAAGCCATGTACCTGTAGGTACTTCTGTATCTGCATCAACAAAAAGAGGGTATAGCTTACCGTCTTCCCCTTTAGTAAATAATTTATAAGCTTTAACAGTTTTCTTAGGTTGCTTTGGGGCTAATCTCACATTACCAAGACCAGAACCCATAGCATTAGGATCTACCTCTACACGCTTAGCTACATCAAATACTTCTTTAGCACCCTTCTTAATGGCTTTAGCAGCAGCATCACCTAAACCGGGTACAAGTCCTACAAGAGCCGCACCACCAAGAGCACCTGCTAAATAGTAGTTAGGCTCATCTTTCTGTAGTTCATCATAGACATCTTTAGCAGCCATAGCGTCACCAATAATAGGTGTCATACTAGCGACAAAAGTACCAGCATCTTTAAAGGATACCTCTGGTATATCGACTGAAAGCTTCTTGCCCTCTGCAGCCCAACCTAAAGCTTCCTCTGTCTGGTTGTCTAAGTCAGCCATTTACTTTGTCCCTCAAGTACTTTAGTTGTCTCAGCGCTTTGATAGCACCCTGATGTCGGTATAGCTCTGCAGTATCAGAGATGTTTTCCATACTTCTATGTGTGGAAGAGATGCACCCATCAAGCTCCTCAATGAACGCATCCCATATCTGTTTATCGTTAACTAGCTTCTTAAGCGACATTACCGCTAAACCCTTGCTCACCAGGTGTTGGTGCTGTACCTACGCCTATCTGAGAGCCACCGCCACCTGAGGTGTCCTGTACGCCCTGTGGAGCCTGTCCTTCTGGTGCTGGGCCACCTTGGGGCATGTTTACACCTTCCGGTCCTGCAGGAGGCTGTACGGGAGCCTGAAAGCCTTTTAGGATCTCAGCTTGGATAGATGCGTCCTGCATAGAGTTAGTAACCTTATCGGGGTCAAGGTCCATAGACTTAGCAATCTCACGAATGATGTAGTCCATCTTAGCGAAGGGAGCTAGTACTGGGTTCTGTGCAACCTGCAAGAACTGCATCAAACGCTGTGACCGTACTTCGTTAGCCATGAGGCTCTCTGTACCAGAGGCATGTACCTCTAAGTCACCACGAATCTGGTCATCAAAGTCAAACTGCATATTGAATGAGAAGAAAGCTTTACCAAGTGGGCGAAGCAAGTAGTCATCAACGTTCTTAACTACCGTCCTAATAGAACCGTTAGCAGCAGACATAAGCATAGAAATACCAGAAGCTGTACGCCCAACACCAGATACTCCGGTTTGTCCATGAGCGAAACTAGGAAATCCAGTACTTTCATCTGCTAGTACTCGTGCCTTATCAAAGAGTTGCATGTTCTCTTGTGCTACGTTAGGGAACTTGGTGCCGAAGATTCCTTGCCCTGGAGCACCGCCCTGACGCCGGAACACCTTGCCCGGATACACAGATAAATCCTGACCTGGTACAAGGTTAGTCTCATCTACTTCAATGATAAGATTACCAGATAGTGCAGCGTTGTCAATAGCCATACGCATAAAGCCATTCATCAACGTCTGTGTGTCATCCATGTTCTCAGCAATACCTACACCAAAGAAGCTGTAAGGGTTATGCTCATAGGGTACAGCGTAGTAAGGAATACGTGTAGGTTTGAAGGGGTTAAGGACAAAGCGTAGAACTTCACCATTACATACCCATACGTTACAGTTAACCTCATCAAGATCTCGTAGAGCTTTAGGAATAGCTACTCCATGCTCTTCTAGAACATCCGTATCTACAAAACCCCAGAACTCTAATACTTCCCAACGCTCAGATGACGGCTGTGTATCGTCATCCTCCATAGTCATCTCCCAGTACTTCTGAACATAGTCTGGGCCTTTATCAATAGCTAAGCTAATTGAGTCAGACATAAAGTAGGGGCGGTTCTTAAGAGCACGTAATTGAGTACGTGACATC